TTCGTCTACCTTTGGGTTTCCCTTGTCTGTCAGAGGTGGCTCCCATCCATACTTCTCAGTTAGACGGGATGCAATCTGCTGTCGGCTACCGGGATTGAATGTCTCAATCTTATCCTTCAGTCTCTTGCCTGTCTTTTCTGAATGCCGGATGATGATCTTGTCAGGAAAGATCTCACGCATTTTATCTTCAATACCAAGCTTCTCAAGCATAAGTTCTTGATACAACTTGTCTCCTGCATTACTGTTATAGTTAAATCCATGCTCTATTTGCTCCATTAGAATTTCAGATATTCGGCTCTCAAAGCGAACCAGTTCTTTGTTCTTTGTAATGAAATTCTTTTGGGCTTTATAGATAGCCATGCCAAGTCTGACATCCTGCAAGCAGTAAGTACCCATGTCATCTGAGTACTGGCTCCATCCACCCTTATAATCCATCTTGGGAAACTTAAGATATCTACCCCAAGACTCCAGAGAGTTATCACCTAACGGGTGATTGTTAATGTCTGGATGCATCAACTTGCTGATAACTAGCGTATCAACAATACATCGCGGTCGCGCCATCCCATACAATCTACGCATTACTGGAAAATCGTAGCCCCAGATATTATGTCCTATAATTACAGGCATCTCACTAAGGTACTTGATCAGATCTTTCATCTGATGTTCTAGCCAAAGGATTGGGTCTTCGTCATTGACCTTGGTAGCGGCGCATAGAATTCTAGTCGCTTCTGTATAGGGCTTACCCTTGCCATCAAGGATCAGTTCACCAAGTCCGTTACCTTCAATATCAAGGACGCATACTTTCATTTAGTTCTCCTCTGGTTCAAAGACAATAGATCCATCCTCTGCCATAGCAAAGCCGATCTCTTTCAAACGACCAGTAGTATGGTCATAGAATAATGTTGCTGCAATACCAGCCCGACCTGTCAGGCGATTCTTGAGCACACGAACAATTGTAGTATTGGCAATCTTGTGGTCTGTGTTCTGGCGGTCACGCTCCAAAGCAATTACTGTATTAGGAACACTAGCCAAAGCACCGGAGCCACGCAGATCCTGCAAAGTTATTCGATCACCTTCCTCATAAGCCTTCTCCGATTTTTTGAGCTGAGATACAATGTCAATATGAACACCAGTTCGTACAGCTAATGCTCTCAGTTCCTTCATAAGAGTGTCGATGATGATTCTCTCTGAGCCACCACCTTCAACATCCTTATCATGCATGCCCATTAGACCAGCAGCAGCTGCTGTAATATGATCCAATACAATGACCTGAACACCAAGAGATACAGCCATGAATTCCATACGAGCAAGAAGATTTTGCATGGCATTATTACCAAGGTGATCATAGATATAGAGGCTAGTCTCACTTAGCTTTTGCTTTGCAGTATAGTACTCCTCATCAGTTAGATCATCAATCATCTGAATATTGATGGGGTTTTTGCCCATCTGAACTCGTAGTTCATTCATCATACGAGAAGCACGAATAGCACGGACAGGCTTGTTAAGCATGAGACTAATCATGTCATCCATTGTCTCCTGTGGAGACTCCTCAAGCATGATGCAACCTACGCTTCGACCTTCTGTAAGATGGTGCATCATAAGTTCGCGGAGTATGGTAGACTTACCTGAGCCAGTACCCGATGCCCATAGGCTGATCTCTCCACCACGCTGACCAATCAGAAACTCTGATAGACCATCATATGGGAAAGGATATACCTTAGTTGCACTAACAGTTTCCGATGTATCTACAATCTTGGAGATGTGTAGAATCTCATCTGGAGAATACTGGTGGGCTTCCCAGATAGCAGATACAAGCTGCTTAGTCTGAGCATTTACAAGACACTCATTAGCATCCTTGTAAGGAAGCTTTGTAATCTTGCACTTGCCCGGTGGCAGCAACTCAGCAACCTCGTTGGATGCTTTAATACCCGGCTCATCCATGTCGAAACACAGAACAACTTCTGCATAAGAGTTAACAAACTCTAGGTTATCACGGATAGATTTAGTTGCTGACTGTGCTCCATTTGGGATAGAGACTACAGGCCAAGTACCACCAAGCACTTGGTTCACAGTCATGCAGTCAATCTCGCCCTCGGTAATGACTAGTCGCTTACCACCATTCTTCCAAAGATTCTGGCCGTATAGTTCAGCACCCTTTGCTGATCCCTTCCAAGCAAACTGCTTGTTAGGACCACGGAGATGCTGACCAATTAACTCACCATTGTTGTAGTAGTTAGCAATCTGAACTTCCTTGCCATTAACCTTGGCTACCTGATAGCCATAAAGTCGGCAAGTTTTTTCCGTAATACCGCGATCTTCAAGATCAATATAAGAACCAGTGAGAGTCTTAAACTCTTTTGGTTGAATCATAGCAATGTCATCAGTCATCTCTTTTCCTTTTGTATTACGGTGATAACTACACTTGAAACAATACACATGGTCATCATAGACCGCGAGATTGTCTCCGCTGCGGTCTTCACCATTAGAAGCGCAGCGTGGACATTCAGTTTTCTTTTGGAATAGACTCATTCATTTATACCTCACCACTTACGCATATCATCGCTAAGAACAACATCATTGCTTACTACGATAGTGCGGACAATCTTAAGAAGAAGCTCATGAGAAATTGAGAAACCAACAATAGGTTCATCCCTATCACTACGCAAACCATTTCTATCTGGCGGTGTCTCGTAGATAGCAAAGAAAGCATTGTCTGAATTCTTAGGGAATTCAATCTTCATGTAATGATTCTGTGATACAGAACAATCACAACCAGCAATAATATCTGGACCAGAACCAACAGGGAAGTTCATAAGCAACCACTCATTAGTATCATTATTCATTCGTCTTTACCTTTTCCCCAGCCTATTTCGGTTGGTTTAGAATTCTTATGTGTTTTAAAAGCAGCAGCAATCTCATCTCTTAGATTGTCACGCTGATCTGTTAGCTTATTGTACTTAGCTTGTGTTGAATTACCATCTGTTTCAATACGACCAATTTTGTAACTTAAGGCAACAAGATCATAAACCATTTCTTCAAGTTCACTTAGTGTTTTTACTGTCATTATTTATCTCTTTAAGTATATTCTCAACCACACTCAAACTCTCCGCTATCATTAGTAAACATAATGCGATCAAAGATCTCAGAACACCAAGGCATGCAGTACTTGCATGGTCTAGACATTCCTAGTTTACCTGTCTTACTGATACGAAAGTTGTATAGTATTAGCTTATCCATTGGAGTCTTAATCTTGCGAAAGGCATCCAGCTCAGAGTGCAAGTATGGATACATATAACCATACTCAACAGTCTTAGGATGTGTCTTCCAGTTGTTAGTACCAACAGCAAGCAGCTGATTCTTTCGCACAATCAAAGAAATGTGCGCTCTATCTCTATCAGTCGTTGAAGCAATATGCTTCGCAATGTCAAGCCACCGTTCCATTCAAAGCTCTCCAAGATATCGGGAATTTATTAGCACAGAAGTCATTGATCACCTTAGCAACTTCCCGACACTCAGCCTGAGCATGGGGATCAAGACGCAACTTACACACACGGGCAAAGCCATAGATAGATCCCGTCCAGTACCACTCAGTCATCATAGACTGTGGCAGGATAGATCGTGCTTGCTCTGGGCAAACACCACAAGCAAGCAGCAACTCATATGATAACTGCATATAGTGCATGGCCTCATCGTAATGCTCTTGAGCCACTAGGTTATCCCTAACTAACTTATCAGCAGAACCCTGCTTCTTATTCTCAGCACGACTGCGCCATTGATTGTCGGGCGACCAGAAGGTAGGCTTGTAGTCTACATATCTGCGGCTGACTTCATTCCAAGCAAAGCCAACCTGATGCTTCTGCAACTGTCGTGCAACAAAGATCGGAGCCTTGATTCTAAACTGGAGTGTACAATGTGCGAAAGGACTCCAGTGATTATGCTCAGCCAAATATTTAATTAACTTTTCGTTCTGGGATGGGGTATAATTTGCAGCTTCCTTATTGAAGGATACACGCGCAGCATCAACAACTGTATTGTCGCTTCCCATCTTGTCGAGCAACTCAACTGAAATCTTCTCGTACATGATTCTCCTTTTGAAAAAAGGATAGGGAATTTCTCCCCTATCCTTCTAGTTAGATACTTCTAATGTGAAGTAACCATCTTCACCTTTTTCTGCCCACTGCTTAGAGATATGTAATGATGTAATCTGGGAGTCATCCTTCCAGATCTTACCATTCATTGTGTCGAGCACAGCCTTAGCAAAGTTGTCTATGTCTGCTTTAGGCCAGCCTCTTTCAGTAGACTTTGGTTGCTTTACATACAGTTCCATTGTTACTGATAGCTCACCCTCAAGGGCTTGCCAACCAGTACCAATGGTTTCCCATACAATCTCAGAGGCTTTCTCTCTGAACTCCTTGTATGTTCCTGTATAGTAAGCACCCCATTTACCGACCCGTGGTCTTGAAGCAGCCACAGGATTGATATTAAACTTCCAGTTCAATTAGAATGGAAGGTCTTCGTCCTCAGTCTCTTCGACTTCGGGCAAAGACTTTGTGGTTGCTACGCCAACATATCCACCATCGATAGCACTAAAGCCACCGCCGGTAGATCCGGTTATATTGTTGGCATTCTTCTCTACAATCTGAATACCATTAAGGTAAACAGAAAGACTGTTATCACGGGCGACAACAGCGGGAGCAAGCTTCAAGCGAACCTTATCACCGCCAAAGGGAACCGCATCAGTTTCCTGTGCAGCAGAGTCTACGCAAGGGAACTTGCCCTGCTCAACATACATACGGCTCTTAGCCTTAAATGTCTTGACTCCATCCTTTTCCATGATACCGTTGATCTTCTTAGCACCAGACTGCTTGAGTAGCTCAGCGAGTTTCTTTTCAAGAGTCTTGTCAAGAAGAATCGTAATGTTGTGATTAGCAGAAGCCTCACCGAAAGCCGTATCAGGCTTAAGGAGATTACTCCACTTGACCTCAACAATCTCAGTCACAAACTGAGGCATCTTCTTCATCTTCTTATTAACCATTAGTGGTCTTATCCTTATTTATTTCGTTAGTTAGCTGGTTCACTTGCATATTCAAGTCGTTAACAATAGCACTCAGCCCGGAAGCAAGTCCGCTGAGATACGCAACTACGCTATCACTACGGATAGCAGGAACCATTTCCTGTGCGGGAGTGGTAGTAGCTTCATTAACAATGCTATCAACCGTTTCAGTTTCAGTGTTCATAATTTCTTTTCTCCTTTCTGATATACAGATATATCTGTAGCCCCAACCATAGGGATAACTTAAAGACTCATCATTTCAATATAGGGCTTGCCATCAACGACAACCCCACAACTAATTACAGGTTTCTTAATATGGTCTTCTCCATACTTCATAGCAAGGTGCTTGCGGTCAACGCCACAACCGACATTCATTCCGAAGAGGGAATGCATTGGGCTAACTTGCCAGTTAATTCCGGCGCAAGAATGGTGATGACCAGCAACCACAGAAAGACCCATACCTTTAGCAGTGTTGAAAGCAGGATACAAGCCACCACCCCCAACACCATGATAGTAAAACACATTATCAATAGTATGGTTCTTAACCCATTGCCAATTTGTGTTATAAATTTCATTAAAGCTCTTAATATAAAAGTCGGGAATGCCAGCATCCCCTGCGAGTCTGCGAACTCTATCATCATGGTTGCCAATGGTGACAACCATATTCTTGAATACAGCCTTCCATTCCTTGATGCATTCCATTGCTTGTTTGTACTCAGACACAGCACCGGGATGATCCGGGTGCTTAGTGTGGAATGAGATGCAATGGTGGTCGATCACATCACCGATATGAATAACTTTGTCACACTTGTATTCTTTCTTGACATCCTTCACAAACTGAAGATAGCTATCAAGAACTGCGGGGAAGTGTGTGTCCCCAATAACCAATACTCTACTCATAGTTTTCTCTTAGGCTTTTCAAGTTGCTTTATCTGTTTGTATGTAACATAAATGTAACTAATAACACCAACATTTGCTAGTAACAAAATAACTATAGAGGTTTGAAGAAAAGTTACTTCATCCATTAGTTTTTTCCTTTCCTTTTGGTTAAACATCCCCAGCTGGACTTGAACCATTGTTTGGTTTGGATCAGATCAGACCGTGCAGCGGAATATCTGATCGTTGAGGAGTGCATTCGCCAGCATCGATCTGGCCGTTGCAGAGATCATTGTAGTCCTCTGCCGAAACGAAACGAATCATTGCACCCCCCGGCCCCGGGTCATCGAAGTCGGGAATGGATTCCCAAGTCTCACCATCGCTGAACACAACGATGGGAACGATTTTCTTTTGTTCAGTTTGCATTTTCGTTTTCCCTATACCATTGAAACCATTGACACTCGGAAATCTCATTAGCCAGTTCGTTCAAGTCTGGACGGTATTCCGGTAGTTCCTGTACCTCGATATCCTTGGTGAGTATGTAGACTGAAGCATACCCATCCTTCACAAGAGATCTATCAAGAACCCTCAAGACTTGTTTCGGATATTCCGTTTCAATGGCGATAACGAAGACCGTTGTATTTGGTGTTTCTTTCTTTTTGCGTTTCACCGTACCTCTACCCCATCCACATAGACGGGAAGATCCAAGCAATCACGGTTCGGCTTGATCTTCTTGTTCTTGATGCTATCAACTCCATTAGAGAACTTCTGAATTGACGGCATGGATTCTAAAACAAACTCAAGGCTCACATAGTTGTCGCCTTGCATCCCTTGCTCAGTGTAATCGATTTTGTTCGCT